ATGAGCCGGACCACATGCGCCTTCTGCGGCGACCCTACGTCCTACTTCTTCCCCGGTGGTCTGTGTGCAGGCTGCACCGGCACGAACGCAAGGATCAAGCTCGACGGCATGACGCCTGCGCCGCGCGCAGAGCTTGCCGCTTTTGATGACGCCATCGGCGTGATGCACGCCTCTGCGCGCCGCACCGAGATGGCCTCAGAGGCCATGCAGCGCAGTAAGCGCGCATCGGGTGCTTCCCTCAAGTCGTACCTCGCAGCAGCTCCGATCGCGTTGACCCCGGAGGGCCAGCGCGAAGCGCTGGCCCTTGGGCTTGTCCATTACAAAACAAGTGACAACGCGCCGAAGCACGGCCGTCTGTCCATCGAAATCGACCCGCTGCTGGCGCGGGCGCAACGGCTGCGCAAGTCCGTAATCACGAGTGCACGACTCCATGACCAAGAAGCTAAGAAGGGATCGCGCCGTGGGGCGTGGTACATGCTCACGCTCACCTACCGAGACGGAAGCCGTAGCGGCCCTCGTGACGTTAGCGAGCTACTTAAACGCATGCGGGGGCACTTCAATGGAATTGTCGCTCGGGCCAGACGGTTCGCGGGTGAGGTGTTCCGTTACCTATGGGTCGGTGAGCTTACCCAGCGCGGCCGGCCCCACTACCACCTCCTGATCTGGGTGCCCAAGGGCATCTATTTTGGCAAGGTCGATCACCGCGGTTGGTGGCCTCACGGCAGCAGCCAGATTGAGAAAGCGCGCAACGCGGTGGGTTACCTCGCCAAGTACGCATCGAAGTTCACCAGCGTCATTGCCGCCGCGTTCCCTAAGGGGTTTCGCACGCATGGCTGTGGTGGCCTCGACACAGAATCCCGCCGCGAACTGCGGTGGTGGAAAGCCCCCGTATCGGCACGTGAAGCGCTCGGCGGTGAAGCCGACATCCGTAAGTGCCAGGGCGGCTATTTCGACAAGCTCACAGGGGAGTTCTGGCCGTCCCCATGGCGAGTCACCTTTGCATTCGGCCGGACCATCGCTTGGAAGGTAATCCCACTATGAAAGTCGAAGTCATCAGCGAAAACATCGCCGTCCGTTCGTTCCCCGCCCGCGAGGGCAAAGCAGCCACCGTGTTCCGTGAGCAGAAGGCCGCAGTGCTGCGCCCGGGCGACCACCCGCTGCCGTTCAAGATGACGCTGGATGAAGACCAGCAGCCCTACAAGGCGGGCGTCTACGACCTGTGCCCAACGTCGCTGGAAAACAGCAAGTTCGGTGGTCTGGAGTTCGGCCGCCGCATCCGTCTGCTGACCCCGTCGCCCACGCCCGGCGCGCCCCCGGTCAAGCCGTGATTTCTGTCCTCGCCAACACGCACAAGGGGTGATCCATGGCGAGGGTTTTGACGTGCGTCCAGTTCAACGAATCCACCCAGCAATGCGAGCAACAAGCGTGGGTCGATCAGTCGGATTGGACTACACCACTGCCCACCGTCGAACAGGCCACGGTGGTGGGAGCTGCGTACTTCGTTGGCCTGATGACACTGGCAGTCGTCAAAGGACTGCTCAACCCAAAGCAAATCGAGGATTGACCATGCACAAGAACACCCGCAACGGCCTGCTGGCCACCATGTCGAACAAGGCCCGTGAAGCCGCCACCCGTACCAATGCGGCCGTCGCTGGCGTCGCGGTCGCACTGTCGCCCGCACTCGCGTTCGCTGCCGATTTCGACGGCACCGACGTGATCGCCAAGATCGTCACCTACACCGCTGTCGGCGTGTCGATGGTGGCCGCCTTCATCCTCGGCCGCTGGACGCTGAAGGCCCTGGGCGTCATCGGCGGCAAGTAATCGCCGCTGTTAACCGTGAATCCGATGGGGGAGGGGAGACCCTCCCCCTTTTCGTAGGAGGCGACATGGAAGGCTTGATCGTTCTGATGTTCATGATTCACGCGGCGCACGTCTGCGCGAGCGGCTTGGAATGAACGCCGTTTCACGCGCGGCCCTTGTGTTCTCGATAATTTTGGGGTTCGCGACTATCGCTCTCCTTCCTTCATCGGCTCACGCCCAGGACACGTGCAATACAACAGCGCAGAGCGGATCGTGCGCCGATGAGGGCAAGGCTTCGATGGCTGCATATGCGGCAGCTGCAGCGTATTCGGCCGACCCGGGGAAGAACCGAACACCGTGCCCGCCTATTCAATGGAAGACGGGCTCTGCGTGGTCTGTAGAGGTGAACGTCACACCAACTCACGCGCCTAATTGCAAGAACGGCACAAGTACGCCCAGCTTCATTCGGTACTACACGCCTGCGGGGTCGTGCGCTTCGCGCCCTGATGGGCAGGCCGGGATGATAAACGGAACGCTCTACTCGGGCGGGGTTTGCGACAACGGCTGCAAGGTCAGTCCGAACCTTGATCCGGGCACAGATTTCAGCATGAAGGAGCAGGGTAACCCTAACGTAATCAGCATCCGGTCGGGCACATGGAAGGCTACAGGCGGCGTATGCACACCTCAGGAGGATAAGAAGCCGGAAAAGAAGGATGAGTTCTGTCACACGACCTCGTCCGGCCATACCGTCTGCAAAAGCAAGGACAAGACGTGTGTCAGCACGCCTTCGGGGTTCCGCACGTGCGCCAGTGATACGGGCAACACGAAAGGGCACATTGAAACCAACAAGGGCCGCACCGAAGCAACGTCTATCAGCGCTCCTGACACGCCGCCCAGCCCTCCTGCAAATCGCCCAGGCGAAGACTGGCAGCAGACCGGCAACAGTACCAACATCACCAACAACACCAAGAACACCGGAAACACGACCAACAACTATTACAACAACGGCAAGCCGAACGGCAATGACACTGTTCCGGGCGACGGCTCTGGTCCCGGTGCTGGCGGCAGTAACGGAAACGGCAACAGTGGTGGTGACGGCGAAGGCAACGAGAGCAGCGACTCAGCCGCCGACAGCGGCAATTGCACCGCTCCTCCTCAATGCACAGGCGACACGCTCAAATGCCTGCAACTCACCTATACGTGGAAGGTTCAGTGCAACACTAAAGGGGCCGAGGTCACAGGCGGGGAAGGGTGCACAGACGCCGACGTACCGGTGTGCGCAGGCAGTACATGTAAGGCTGAGACATACGCGTCATTGCTCCAGCAATGGCGTCAACGCTGCGCGGCCAAGAACATGGCTGATGGCATGGCGGACCGCGCCGGAAAGATTAGTAATCCAGATGACGACGGCGTAGTTAACGATATCTGGATCAAGGAATCACCCGGTAGTGGTCCAAAGCTTAGGCAGGATCTCATTAGCGTGGGCGGCAACGGGCCGCTGCTTCCGAACGTGTCGTTGGAGGGCGTCTCGTGGGAGCCGCCACCGCAGTTCTATGACGCCATCACGGGGGTGAAGTTCTTAATCATTGCGATGTGCACCGTCATGGCGATGTTCATCGTCGGGAGGAACATGTGATGTTCGAATGGGCACGAGGCTTCGCCGATAGCTTCTTCGAAAACTCGGCAGACATGGTGCACAAGCTGGTCAAGCTGAAAGCCGCAATCTGGCTTGGCCGGTTGCTCTCGGCAGTCGGTCTTGGCTTCGCCGCGCAGATGTTCATTTACAACCCGCTGATCGAATATGCACAGGCGGCGTGGTCTGCGATCCCGGCGACCATCGCCAACTGGGTGCACGCCCTGGGTATCGATGCGGGCGTGTCGATCATCCTCAGCGCCTACGGTATCCGTGGTGCTGAGCGCATCTTTATCCAGCGCAGGAACCAGAGCCAATGATCGGCGATACCGCGTCAATCTCACTTCTCACCGGCCTTCCCGGTTCCGGGAAGAGCTTGCGTATCGTGCAGGCCATCCGGCACCTGATGGATAAGGGCGCACACGTCTATGTGTGCAACATCAATGGCATCAGCGTGCCGGGAACGACCCCATGGGCGGACCCGTCTGACTGGCAGAATCTCCCGACCGGAGCCATCCTGTTTGTCGATGAAGCGCAGGAGTACTTCCCGGCTCGGCGCGGTGGCGACCCCGCGCCGCATATCAAGTCTATGAGCACGATTCGCCATGTGGGCGTGCGCTTGGTGCTTGCGACACAGCAGCCCAACTACCTTGATACGTACCTGCGCGGCTTGGTCGGCTACCACGAACACCTGCTGCGTCAGAATGGCAAGCAGAAGACCTTCATTTTCCGCAACAGCCAGGTCATCGAAGAAGTGCGCGCGGCGCTGCCGCGCATCAAGAAGCTGTATGACTATGAGGTCTGGAAGCAGCCGACAGATTGCTTCAAGTATTACAAGTCGGCCGAGGTCCACACGATGAAGTATCAGATGCCCGCACTGGTCAAGCGGGCGTTGATGATCCTTCCTGTCGCGGTCCTGCTCGGTGTGGGCGCTTGGTACACCGTATTCCGCGACAGCAGTCTAGCGAAAGCCGCGCCGGCCGAAGCTGAGGCGCCGTCCTCGACGGCGCCGGGCTCGGCGGGCGCGGCTGGCTCGTCATCGCCAACCGCGGATAAGGGCAGGGCGCTCACAGCGGAGGGCTACGTTGCCAGCATCACTCCGCTTGTCCAGGACGTGCCATGGTCTGCACCCGCCTATCTCGACCGGCCGGTTGTTTCCGATCCGCATACCTACTGCATGAGCACTGAGACCAGTTGCCGCTGTGTCAGCGAGCAGATGACGCGTGTGGTGGTCGAAGATGACGTGTGCCGGGACATTGCCCGGTGGGGTGAACCCTATAACCCCTTCAAGCCGCCAGCGGCCGCGCTACAGGCCCAGCAGCAGCGGGACCAAAAGGCGGACCCTGCCACGGCGCAACAGCCACCCGCACAACCCCGTGTGCAGCAAGACGGGACCGCCATCAACGGCGGCACTATCCAAGCCAGCGAGCGGGCCATGGGTGCATTTCCTGAGTCTCCTCAGAATCGCTATACCGGCAGTTAACGTGACGGGTCACGCCGGGTGGAGATATGATTCCCCCAGCTATAGGGGGCTACATGGACGTGAGAGCTATTCTGTTGCTGGCGGCTATGGCCGTCGGCCCGGCATCTGCACAGCAGGTGCATAAGTGCGTTGAGGGCGGAAAGACCAGTTACCAGTCCGCGCCATGTGCCAATGGCGCACCTCAGAAGACGTGGGATGCGACCCCGCAGTACGAGACCTACGAAAATCAGCTCCGGTTGGAGCGGATGCGCCAGGACATGCGCCAGCGCGATCAGCAGCAGTCGTATCAGGCTACGTCTGGCGGTGGCGTTAGGGGCGTGGTTTTCAGCCAGTACAAGGAGCCTGATCGCTGCCAAGCGGCAAAGGACCGCCGCGAGGCTGCATACCGGGCTGCTGGCATCAACCGGTCGTTTGAGTTGAGTCGCCGAATGGACGATCAGGTCTATGCGGCCTGCAAGTAGCGGGGTGTAGGGGCATCGCCCCTACGGATACGCCTCAACCCGCAGACCGCCCGAAGTGCCGATCCCGGAAATCGCCCAGGTCTACGACAACGACCTTGACCATCTGGCGCTGACCGGCTTTTCCCTGTCCGGCCTCGGCCTTGCGCCGGGAGGCGAACCCGGCGACCCTGAGTTCCATCTGATCCCGCCACGCAAGCCCGGCAATCCGTTCGGGGGTCATGCGGTCGCCGTCAGGGCTGACAAGGTAGTTGCCTCTGACGCTCCAGCCTGCGAAGGGGCCGGTCAGGTACTGGCACAT